ACCAGCGGGGCCATTCCTTTTGACACTGACGCATTGTATACGAAAAGGTTCGGGTCTTTATCTTTGATATCCACCCAGTCAATGTGCTTCTTGATGCCGTTGCGGGTCTGGAAAATCTTCTGATGGAAGTTTTCGGACATTCTCTTTTTGCCATGGTCAGCATGTGAAACGTAGGAACTATGCCAATCTGAGAGAGTAAACACTTCATCGATCACGCCGTCGTTCAGGTATTGCTCAATCAAATGATCGCCATGACAGAACGTATCTTGCATCCATAGGATTTTGTGCAATGCGGCATCAACTATAGGACTAAAGTCTGGAAGATGGGCGAAAGCGTTGAGCGAATCCCTTTCTTCATGCGGGACAAATGCCGCTACGGACCTGAAGCCAATGACGATATCGTATTCATAGTACTCTGGATTTTCCACCTCGCGTAGAGGCTTGAACGATACTCCGTTATAGACACCAGGGCTAGAGTATGGACTCTCACAATTATTGTAAACAGTTACATCATAACCAAGTTTTACCAGTTCTGCCGACATGTAAATGACCGCCGACTCGGAGCCACCTAGGCCTCGCTTGCTTAGGGTTTCACCGTCATAACTTAACCCCACCGCATCAATAATTGCAATTGTGTACATGTTCACCTATGTCCAGACTATTTTCTTATTATAAATACACGGAGTAATAAAGTCAACCATATAGTTGCATTATCCCGCACCTATTTATAGCGAGAAATACCATGGCAACACCAACAAATAAAGCTGAATTCAAAGAATATTGCCTCCGTAAGTTAGGTAAGCCCGTAATTGAAATTAACGTAGACGACGATCAGATTGACGATCGGATTGACGAAGCGCTACGATACTACTGGGACTATCACTTTGACGGCACCGAGAAAATCTACTACAAGCATCAAGTGACACAGCAGGATATAGATAACCAGTACATTACTCTGCCCGAAAACATCATCGGCGCAGTATCAATTTTTAACGTCGATGATCCATCCATCGCCAACGCGGACATTTTTAATCTACGATATCAGATTGCCTTGAACGATATCCACACGCTTACTTCTGTTTCAATGGTTCCATACTATATGGCCATGGAAAAGCTGGCTCTAATCTCTGAAATGCTGGTCGGCAAGGCTCCTATCCGATACACGCGGCACTCAAATAAACTACACATTGACTTCAACTGGTCACGGGTTAACGTAGGAGAGTTCTTGCTGGTTGAAGCATACGAAATACTCGATCCTGCTGTCTATACCGACGTTTGGAACGACCGCTGGCTACAGAACTATGCTACAGCAAAGATCAAAGCAAACTGGGGCGCCAATATATCTAAATACAGTGGTATGCAACTTCCCGGCGGAGTCACATTTAATGGTGATAGAATCCTGGACGATGCAAATGCAGAAATTGCAAAGATGGAAGAAGAAATGATTTCGTCCTATTCGCTGCCAGTTCTGGATATGATCGCGTAGCATATACTTCGTGAAGATAGGATATAGTACATGCCGGTAAATCCATACTTTAATAATTTCAAGTCCTCAATGGAACAGACACTCATTGAGGACCTTGTAGTGGAATCTATTAAAGTATACGGCATTGATGTTCAGTATTGCCCTCGCACTATTGTTGCCAAGGATGAACTGTATGGTGCTGATACAGTATCCGAATATAACTCATCCACCGATATTGAAATGTACATTAAGAGTGTCGATGGTTTTGAAGGTGATGGAGTCTTCCTGTCTAAATTCGGGCTTGAAATGCGGGATCAGATTGTTCTTACTGTATCACTTAGGGCCTTTGATAATGAGATACGGCACATTTCAAACCAAGAGAAGCCCAGAGAAGGCGATCTTATTTACTTTACACTAAATCCAAATCGCCCACAACTATATGCGGTCAAGTATGTTAATGATCGCTCTATTTTCTATCAGTTAGGCGGGATGCAAGTGTATGATCTAACCTGTGAACTCTTCGAGTATTCAGGAGAGCAACTAAATACAGGCATCGATGAAATTGACGCTCTCGAAGCCAAGCTTACTACAAACATGGGCGCATTCGGTATTCTAACTCACGAAGGAAAGAACATTGTCACCTCTGCTGGTTACAGCATTATACGAAGTGAGTTCAACTTAGATACACAGTTGCAGGATGCCGGCGACGATTCTGAATACTTCCAATCTAATGCTAATGGCTTTATTGACTTCAGTGATATTGATCCGTTTTCAGAGGGAGCATTCTAAATGTTTGGTCAAACTTGGCACCATGGGCTGATCAGGAAATACGTCATTCTGTTTGGAACTCTATTCAATAATATCTACATCAACCGCGAAGCCGCAGATGGAACTCACCTGCAAACACTTAAAGTGCCGCTTACCTATGGCCCTAAAGATAAGTTCCTATCAAGAGTAGACAACGATCCTGGCATGGATAAGGCGGTGGGAATAAGTCTGCCTATCATGTCGTTTGAAATGAATACTCTAGAATATGCGGCAGACCGTAAACTTAATACTATCAATAAGATGGTAGCGGTAGGCACTTCTCCCAATAAAGTTCAGTTTCAATACGGCCCGGTCCCATACAACATTAACTTTTCGTTGAATATAATGGTGAAGAATGTTGAGGATGGAACTAGAATCATTGAGCAAATCTTACCATATTTTACTCCGGAATGGACGGCGTCCGTAAGGGTTATTCCTGAAATGAACATCGTTCATGATATTCCTATCATCCTCAACTCTACTTCAGTCGAAGATAGTTATGCCGGTGAATACACCCAGAGGAGAGCATTAACTTATACACTTGAGTTTACTATGAAGGCATATATTTACGGCCCGGTCAAAAAGCCTGGCGCTGCAATAATCAAAACGGCAACTGGCGATATATTCAACGGACTTACCGCTAACAGTGCTAGTGCTTCAGTTGATGTTACACCCGGGCTTGATAACCAAGGAAACCCAATTAACTATTATGGAACTCTAGCCAACACTGGCACAATCGACATTGCCTCTATCGATGCAGGTGATGATTATGGGTTCGTTAATACTATCACGGAAGATAACTAATGTCAACACTAGATAACGCACTAGGACTTACTCCATACAAACCAGAAAAACAAAGTCCTACACTAGTTCAAACTGAGAATGTAGATACGGTAGACTTTGATCATGCCAGGTCAACACTCTATGATGTGCTCGAGGAAACCAAGTCCGCAGTAGATGAAATGATCGGCATTGCTAGCCAGTCTCAGCACCCAAAGTCATACGAAGTGCTCAATGGCATACTTAAGACTATGGCAGATGTAAGTATGAACTTAGTGGACTTGGATATAAAGCGACGTAAAGTGCTCGGTGCTACAGAAGCGGCCGCTGCTCCTGTGACAAATAATCTGTTTGTCGGTAGCACTGCTGAGTTGCAAATGATGATTGCTCAGATGCAAGCAAGTAAAGATGAGCAGTGAGTTTAAGGGCTACAATGGCAATCACAATCTAAAGAAAGGCGGAGTTCAGATTGACTGGACTCCCGCCCTAGTACAAGAGTATCTAAAGTGTTCACAGGACCCAGTATACTTCTGTGAAACTTACATGAAGATCATTAACGTCGACGAAGGTCTAATCCCATTCGAGATGTATGATTACCAAAAGGAAATGATTACCAGTATGGCGGATAATCGCTATACTATTATCACCACGGCTCGCCAGACCGGAAAATGTGTTGATGGGGGCACAAAGGTAGAAATTAAGTTTTTAGACTCTGGTTGGGCAAAGCTTTCTATTAGCACGATTCATGAAATTAGTCTTTTTGTAAATAACTACAGGTTACGGTGGTTGCAGGAAGACGACTATAATGTTTTTAGAAAACAAGTATACATTTACTTATCTTCTATTGATGAGGAAGAGGCAAACGTATTTGATCGACTTTGGAGAGAAGCATCACATACTACCAAAGTCTCTTGGTGGGAGCAACTTACCAGAACATCTAGTTATAATGAAAGCAGTCTGGGCGCTAAGGAAAGCGACAAAAAATTCATTGAGTCCTTCAGCCTAACCGGTTTTTATACTACATCAAGTGACGGTGTGGTTCCCATTTCGGAATCCCACAAAACTATTGAATATAATGTCTGGGAACTAGTAACAGAAACAAAAACACTAAACGCAGCTGATATGCATATAGTGTTTTTGAAAAATGATGTGCAAAAATTCATAAAAGACTTAATGTTAGGTGATGAAATCATTACTGACACTGGGTTAGAAAAGATTATATCAGTCACAAAGACAGCCCGTTCTGTTAATATGTATGATCTTGGTATTAATCATGAACAGCATCGCTATTATACCAATGGAATTTTATCCCATAACAGCACCACTACTTGCGGGTTTATTCTTTGGTACATTCTATTCCACTCTGAAAAAACGGTTGCTCTACTTGCAAACAAAGGCGATACCGCCCGAGAAATTCTAAGTAAGATTCAGCTTGCTTATGAGCATCTACCCAAGTGGCTTCAGCAAGGTGTGCGCGAATGGAATAAGGGTTCGTTTGAATTAGAAAACAACTCCAGAGTTATTGCTACTGCCACCAGTGGCAACAACATCCGTGGTTATGCCATTAACCTACTGTTCATCGACGAAGCCGCGTTTATTGCTAACTGGGAAGAATTCTTCACATCAGTACTACCTACTATCTCGTCCGGTAAGTCCACAAAAATTGTGCTTGTGTCTACTCCAAACGGGCTAAATCACTTCCATAAACTTTGGGCTGGTGCCAATGATGGGACCAATAACTTTAATCCGATTAAGGTTATGTGGAGCGAAGTGCCGGGGAGAGATGAGACCTGGAAAAAAGATACTCTAGCAGCGATGGGTAACGATACGGAAAAGTTCAACCAAGAACACTGCTGTGAATTCCTAGGCAGTTCTGGCACTCTCATTGCTGGCTGGAAGCTAAAAGAACTGACTTTCAAACTCCCTCGACTTGCTGGGGAAGGTGTTTCTCAGTACGAAGCTCCAATCCCGGATAACAAATATGTAATGGTGTGTGATGTGTCACGAGGTAAGGGTCTTGACTATTCTGCATTTCAGTTGATCGATACCACTGCCATGCCTTACCGGCAAGTAATGGTTTACCGAAATAATCTAATTTCACCGATTGACTATGCCGAAGTGATCCATCGAATTGCAAAGACGTACAACAATGCCGCCATTCTGGTGGAATCCAATGATATCGGGCAACAAGTTGCCGACACAATCTATCAAGAATATGAGTATGAAAATATCCTATTTACTGAGGGTGCTGGTAGGGCTGGTAAGAAAATCTCATCTGGCTTTAGTTCTGGGTCTGACATTGGCGTCCGAACCACAAAATCTGTTAAGGCGGTCGGATGTTCTATTCTCAAACTACTCATCGAACAGAACCAACTTATTCTTCGCGATCATCAAACTATTAAAGAAATATCTACGTTCTCAAAGAAAGCCAACTCATTCGAGGCCGAGTCTGGTTGTCACGATGATTTGGTCATGGGACTAGTACTATTTGCCTGGCTATCCGACCAGCAGTACTTTAAAGACATGACGGACATTAATACTCTCATGCGACTAAGAGAAAAAACGGAAGATGAATGGGATAGAGAACTGATTCCGTTCGGCTTTATTGAAACCGGGCAAGAGGAACACGAAGATATAGTGGAACTTAAGCCTGGCGATACATTTGAGTCAAGACTGTGCGGCTAGAATTCCTGTAAATGGGTAAAGTATAAATATAAGCAATGAATCACACACTTCTAAAGGGAGAATAACATGGCGGTTTCTAATTTTGGCTCAGGTGGAGGTGGATTCCAGGTCAGCCCAGGCATCAACATCAGCGAAATTGATATCACTAGCGTAGTTCCAGCAGTTTCATCTACTGTTGGTGCCATCGGCGGCGTATTTCGTTGGGGCCCGGTTGACAAACTACAACTAGTTGACTCAGAAAACTCACTGGCTATTCTATATGGCAAGCCTTCGAACCTAAACTCAGAAACCTGGTTCACCGCTGCCAGCTTTCTTTCATATAGCAATGCGCTCTATGTCAGCCGCGCTAAGGACGTTTCGCTTCTATCAGCTGTAGCCGGGACCGGCCTTTCCACTTCAAATTCTGCTCATACCGTTCTCAATTCAGACGATCATGAAGCAAAACAAGCCACATTCGATGCCGCCGTGGACT